GGTAATCTCAAGCGTATCGTTGACTGGGTAAACACGGCTTGGATTGATATCCAAACCACGCATCAAGATTGGGATTGGATGCGGAGCAGCGCGTCTTTTCCCACCGTGGCCTCGCAAGCGGTTTATGAGCTGGGCACCGGCAGCGGCACGGTAGGTGTCAGCGTAGCGACTTTTGGCCGTTGGGACCGCGACACGTTCCGAAATTACGTCACGACAACCGGAACAAGCAGCGAAGTGTTTATGGGTTTTATCCATTACGACACTTGGCGCGATTCTTATATGTATGGCGCGCAGCGGTCTACGACTACGCGCCCTATCGATATGTCTATCTCCCCCAGCAAGGCCATAGCCCTTGGTCCGCCACCGACAACGGGGTACACTATAACGGGGGATTATTTCTACGCGCCGCTTGACATGACGGTGGATGCGGATGTTCCGGCTTTGCCCGCTCAGTTTCACATGGCTATCATCTACCGGGCGATGATGTCCTACGGCGCTTATGAAGCCGCACCGGAAGTGTATCAGAGAGGCGAGCTTGAGTTTGGCAAGTTGATGCGCCGCATGACCGCAGACCGGGTACCAGAGACGATCTGGGGCGGCGCGCTATGCTGACGATGTCCCCCGTAAAGTACCGCGCGTTTACTTTACAAGGTGGCTACGATCTAACCACGCCTTCTCTTACGTTAAAACCCGGGGCGTTCCGTACCGGGCAAAATTTTGTTCTCGCGGCTACGGGGGGCTATTCTCGTGTGGGCGGTTACGAACGCTACAGTGGGCAGCCTAAACCTAGCAACGCCGTTTACGTTCTTGTGCAAGTCGTATCCTTTACGAATACGCCGACGGTGGGCCAGACGTTAACGCAGGCCACTAGCGGGGCGACCGGCTATATTTTTTCGGTCGGGTCCAATTTTGTTGCGGTGACCAAGGTTACGGGGACGTTCGACGATACTAGCGCCGTGTCCGTTGGGGCCACCCCCATTGGCACCGCAACTACGACAACCCAAGTGGCGACCGCGCTTGAAAACGCCCAGTATCTAAATCTTGCCGCGGACGTATACCGGGCGGATATATCCTTCGTGCCGGGTTCAGGGGCCGTGCTAGGAGTTGTGGGCGCGGTATTTTCCAACATTGATTATTTGTACGCTTTTCGGGCCAATGTTGGTGCCACGGCGGTTGATATGTATCAGTCGTCCGGCGCGGGCTGGACGCAGGTTACGTTTTACAACGAAGTTCTTTTCACCGCAGGAGGGACCGCCACGCCCGCCGACGGGGCAGTACTAACGCAAGGCGGTGTGACCGCCACGGTTAAACGTGTGGTAGCGCGTAGCGGAACTTTCGCGGGCTCAACCGCGGCGGGCGCGTTTATCATCACCAACCCCGTAGGGGGTAATTTCGCGTCAGGAGCGGCCACATTGACGGGCGGCTGCGGGGTTACCTTGAGCGGCGTACAGACGGCCATTACTCTGACGGTAGGCGGGAAGTTTGAGTTTGTCTCCGGTAACTTCTCGGGCCAGTTAGGAACTTTGCGGATTTATGGGTGCGACGGAGTTAACCGCGCGTTTGAGTTTGACGGCACCACATTGGTGCCTATTACGACCGGCGTTTCGCCTGACACCCCCAAACACATAGCCGCCCACAAAAATTTCCTTTTTGTGTCCGTTCAGAGTTCTATTTTCTACTCGGGAATCGGAACGCCTTTTCGGTGGTCTGCCGTTGACGGCGGCGGGGAAATCGCTACCGGCGACACGGTAACCAATATGTTGGTTTTGCCGGGTAACCAGAACACGGCCACTTTAACGGTCACCGGACGCAGCAGCACGTCCATGTTGTATGGTACGTCGGCGGCAACGTGGAATTTTGTGACCTATAGTAGCGGTGTTGGAGCGCTGGATTACACCACCCAAAATTTGTCCGGGACATATATGTTCGACGATAGAGGGGTTGTTTCGTTACAGACCACCTTGGACTTCGGCAACTTCGCGTCGGCGAGTTTGACGCAGAACATCAAAGCGTTCATCGAAGATAAACGCACCAAAGTTGCGTTCTCTTCCGTATCGCGGGAACAGAACCAATACCGGGTGTTCTTCACGGATGGCTATGCTCTCTACCTAACCCTTGTAAACGGAAAATACCTCGGCGCGGCCCCGGTATATTTTGAAGACCCGGTGTATTGCGCTTGGGGAGGCGAGTTGTTTACGGGCGCGGAAGTCTCGTATTTTGGGGCAGCGACCGGCGGGTATGTGTATCAGCTTGATGTAGGTTCTTCTTTTGACGGTGACCCTATTGATGCATTTGTCACGTTGGCTTACGATTTCGCGGGGTCTCCACGGCTAAATAAACAGTGGCGGCACGCAAGCATTGAGATGCAGGGCGACTATTACGCGGCCATCTCTTTTGGCTATAATCTCGGGTATAATTCGCTCGAAATAGACCAACCGTCTACAGTGAATTACAGCACGTCTTTTAACTCGTCCCCGGCATGGGATGTTTTTATCTGGGATTCTTTTGTCTGGGATGGGGTTATATTAGCCCCGACTGAGGTTGATGTTGTTGGCACGGCTGAGAACATCCAATCTACTATCAGCTCGACTACGGATTACATGTATCCGTTCACCGTTAACAGCGTCATTTACCATTACACACCGCGTCGGGGGCTAAGATAAGCCATGACTAATTCCTATTATAACCACGGCAGCTACCCCGTTACCGGCGCGCCGGGCGCGTCCTCGGCGCTGCGCGCGGAGCTGGATCTGGTTACGGCGGGCTTTGCGCTTTTGCCAACCCTTTCCGGCAATGCCAACAAGGCCCTAGTCATTAACTCGGGGGGCAGCGCCGTTACCGTAACCACGGGCACGCTTGCGTTAGCGGGCAACCTCGCTACCACGGGTGCCTACAACACGACGCTGGTTCAAGGTGCGACCACCTCGCTGACGCTTCCTCTTGTGAGCGGCACGCTGGCTACCTTGGCCGGTACTGAGACACTATCCAACAAAACAATTGCGGCTTCGACATTGAGCGGCACAGTTTCCGGCGGCGGGAACCAGATCAATAATGTGGTTATAGGCACCAGCACACCTCTTGCTGGTACGTTCACGACGCTAACATCCACCACGGCTCTTGTTACGTCGGCGACCACCGATGCGACTAGCATCACTACGGGGGCTTTGCAGTCTGCGGGCGGCTTGGGGGTCACTAAAGCTATTTGGGTTGGCGGTTTGGCCAATATCGCGGGGGCCGTGACCGCGGCTGCGGGCGTATCTTCCACGCTTACCACGGACGCCACGTCTGCTACGACAGGCTCGATTGTTACGGCGGGCGGTATTAGCACGCAAAAGGCGTTGTGGGTTGGCGGTTTGGCCGATATCGCGGGAGTGGCGACACTCGGCCCCGGGGCGGTTCTTAACACTCCGGCGTCTATGACCGCGACTAATATTACGGGAACGGCCGCAGGTTTGACTGCGGGCAATGTTACAACGAACGCTAATTTAACGGGCGACGTTACGAGCGTAGGTAACGCCACTACCCTCGCAACGGTGGCGTCCGCGGGTTCGACCGGAAGTAGCACCGCGATTCCGGTTATAACCATTAACGCTAAAGGGCTGACCACCGGAATTACTACCGCAGCGGTTATAGCCCCCGCAGGCACCCTTACGGGGGCCACGCTCGCGTCTAATGTGTTGGCTTCTTCTTTGACTTCGCTGGGGACTATTGCGACTTTGACCGCCACGGCGGGAACGATGGCTACTACTCCCTCCGGTAGCACAGATATAGCGAATAAACTTTATGTGGACACGGTAGCGCAGGGGCTGGATGCGAAAGCATCTTGCATTGCGGCTACTACGGCAAACATCACGCTATCAGGCACACAAACTGTTGATGGTGTTGTGCTTGTAGCTGCGGATCGGGTGCTGGTTAAAAACCAAACGGCTTCTGCGGAGAACGGTCTTTACCTTTGCGCCGCGGGCGCATGGACGCGCACGACGGACGCCGACACTTGGGATGAGCTTCGGTCTGCTTTTGTATTTATCGAAAAGGGAACCGTTTATGCTGATACAGGTTGGGTCTGCACGATTGAT